GTGGACCGATGAACTGTAGTCCGTGAAGCGAGGTGTCTGTCCAAACTAATATTTGTCCTCTTGATCTCTCTGCAGCCACGATCCGTGATCCGTCAGCAATACGAAGTGATCCAGCAGTATTTTCTGCTGTTGGCTGATAAGTATTAATATCCTCTTGATTAGAAAATCTTAAAAGTAAGTCATCTTGTTTCGAGGGATCACCTATTTCACTTTCTGTTCCAAAAAAAATTAAATGTCTATCTGGTGTGGAAACTAAACTTAATCTTGATGCGGTAGGTGCACTTGCTATAGCAGTTGCTCTAGTAGACACACCTGAAGAGGGACTCCATTCAAAGGCTCCTCCATTTAAAACTGTTGCAATTAACTTTTGACCAAAATTGTCTAAAGACCATTGTCTTGCTTCTAATGTTACATTAGATGTAGAAGAAGGAGTGCCCCATGTGCTTGATCCCCATGTATCTGTACCCCAACCATATGCTGGAACAGAAAACTCAGGACCAATAGTGATTTGATATTTTGCATTACCTGTTCCACCACCACCTGAAGTTGAACCTGAGGCAGCAGCAGTTGTGGTGACAACATAAGCGTTATTATTTGCAATAGAAGTAATCTCAAACTCTTTATTCATATCTAAACCATCAATGGCTGAAAAAGAATCAAAGGTTACAAAATCACCTTTTTGTGCACCGTGAGCTGTGTCTGTTACAACAACAGAGGTGGTTGCATTGGTAGTAAAAGGATTTGTTAGAGCCTGTGTTTCTCTTATAGGTGTAATATCATACGCAACCCCCTCCTGATAAACATATAATTTTCTATCTGTGCCAAAAGCATTATGTCTCGTTCCATCTAAGGAAACCCACGCATGTTGGTCTCTGACTACACCTACTAACGTTGTGGAGAGAAATCTTTCCCAGCCTTTGATTTTTTGTGCAGATCCCTGAAAAAACCTTACCATATCACCGTCAGTCCATTTACCTTGACCAGTATAATCTGTAACTTCCTTGTTAATACCGGGGGCGGGTCTAAAATTTACTAGAGGCATTTTCACACTATACTATTGATTTTTATAAAATCAAAATTTGTTTTTATTTATCGTACTCGTGAAAAGCTAAGGTGGTCCTAAGAATTGGACAATTTTTGGTGGACGCTACTGCTCTATGAGGTTTTGAACCATCAAAAACTATAAGTTGATCTTCATTAAAAGACACCACTTCTGATGCCTGAAAACTATGATCGTATATTATAAATTCGCCACCCCATTCTTTTTGCCAATTAGGTGTAACACAATATAAAAAAGTAGGTAACTCAACAGATTTTGAATCTGTATGAATAGTACCATCAAAGCCAGGTGGATAAACGTTTAAATGCCATCTTTTTACATTTGATTGTATAAAGTTTTTTTTAATTTTATGATAGAGAACATGAATTAAATAAATTTCATCAAAATTGTTAGAATTTTTAGATGAAGTGAATGAATGTGGGTTTTCATGCTCATAACCTTTGTTTTTAAAACTTAGATCTATCCTGCCGTTTATTATGTAATTGTAGTAAAAATGTTCTAGTAGATTTTTATCTGAAACAAAGTTATTTATAACTTTTGTATCAATCATTTAGGTTTGACTAAAGATCCTACATGTCCTTTGTAAGCTCTATTACCAAAGTGTGTTAGAGGCATTGCAAGATCTGCCCATATTTCACCACCACACTCTTGCCATAAACGAGAAAAATAATAATCCTCAGATAGATATCTTTTTTGACCGGCTGTCATATACGGTCCCACTGCAAATAAATCATAACAATTATCTGACCTATAATGTAGCCCATTGACTATTTGGTCTGTCTCATATTTTCTTTCTGGAAAATTTTTGAACATTGTAGTTAAAACTTCTCTTTTCACCAGCATCATTCCAGTAGCAGCTTCATTAACTTTAAAGTAACCATTTTCACCTTTAACATTAGAAGGGTTATCAAGATTAATATTATATCCTAAAGATTTGGCCTCAAGTTCATCTAAAGAAATATTTGGATCTTCATTTAAAATATTTTTTATTTTTTCTAAATGTATGTGTTTTCTTGGATATATTCCACACACGACATCCTTATCTGCACATATTAATCTTTCTATATTTTTCCAAGAAAAACCTATATCAGCGTCTATAAATAATAGGTGTGTCGCAATAAAGTCTTGTTGATCAAGCATCATTGATACAATTGTATTTCTAGCTCTTGTGATCAAACTTTCATTACCCATTGATTGAAATCTTAGACCAATTCCATTCATCATTGTCCATTGTTGGAGATCTAATAATCCATGCATAGTAGGTTCAGTTAATAAGCCACCATACATTGGCATACCTAAGAAAATTTTAATTTTTTTATCTTTTAAATCTTGTGGATTAATCATTTTTTTTCTCCTAACATATTTCTTTTGTCATATTTGTACTCAGAAAATTCACCATGCTGATCAACATAATGTAAAAAGACAGTCATAAAATGATCATGTGTGCAATATTCTCTCCAATGAATACTATCCATGCCTTTAAAAATTAATGCATTATTTGTAATCATGGGAAATTTATAATCTATTTTATACCTTTTAAAATTAGCTTCAGAGTCATAATACTTATAGTCAGACTCATTATCTTCTTTTCCAATAAATATTTCATAAGGTTTATTTATAGGGTCGGCACCTAAACAAAGAGCCACTGTAAATTCGCATGATGGTCTATCTGTATGAACTTTAAGATCTGACCCTTTGTCATAAATACGAATAAAAGAATATGTTGGAAATAATTTTTTACCTACATTTTGTTCTACAACAGGGGTGCTAGCTTCCATTATTGTTTCCATAAGATAATCACTATGTTCACTAATAATAGAATTAGCTTGAGTGTCTATTTTTGGATCTTTTAAATTAGAATATTTAATGACTGCATATGAATAACAAATGTCTAAAACTTGTTTAGGTAAAAACTCCTTTATAAAAATAGGATCCACTATATTACCCAACCTATTAGTGCAAATCTAGTGCCTTTTGTAACTTTGTTTACTTGATGAGGAAATATAAAGTTAGAGGGAAATATTACAGCATCACCGACATTTTGAGGTATTGTTAGTTTTTCACCTTTACAATCAAATACAAATTCACCTCCTGTATATTCATTGTTTAAACATATGGAAATAGATAGGTTTCTATGTAAACAATCTTTACCAAAGTCGTGATGAAAATTATATCCTGCTGCATAGTTGTTTGTTTCGTATTTTAAAAGATCTAGTTGAGATATTTTATGTATTGGCACTTCGTGTTTTTTTTTATAATGTGTAACACAATCAAATATTTTTTGTTTTGTAGCATTAAGACATAATGTTTGACCAAATGATTTAGTCATAAATAAATTTCTAGTTAAACAATTTCTTATATCTTTATCTACTCCTGATCCTGTGGTTCTTGCTTCATTGTATTCATTATCAAAATAGTGGATTATTTTATCACAAAGGACTTTAGGAATTATTTTTTTTACTTCTAAAATATATTCTTTCATTTATTTGTTACACAGAGAACTTTAATAAGTAATACTGTGAGCAGAAAGATAAGTATCTCTTTCTGAGTCTGCATGCGTATTGGCTGTAGATGTGTTTTGCACAAAATCTGCTAATTGATTTCCTGCGTCTGTCCAAGCTGTTTGTTGAGTTGACAAATTTGATGTGTAAGCTGCAGCTCTTATATCCTCTGCCTCACATCTAATTACCACATTAGTAGCCCATTGAGGTAAAGTTGTAATAGAGTCATTATCATTGTTATTGATATATTCTATATGACCTGTATTAGTAGCAGCATCCCACTGTAATGCATGTATGGACGAATCAATTTCGGTATGTGATCTTATATTATAATGAATTTTGCTATCTAGATACACATCGGACTCCGTATTCCCACTGCCTTTTGCAGGGCCATTGCCATCTAAATCTCCGTTTGCATCAAAAATTATAGTCAACCTAGAATTTACTGAGGTATTATTTATTGTTGTTGCCATTTTTTTTTACCTTTTTACGCTTATTTACTTTTACCTTATTATTACTAAGTTGTAAAATAGTTTTATCTTCTAGTTTTTCGTTATTAGTATCTAAAGCTTTTTGATGATTACCAATTAATTCAAATATAGAACTTGCCGTGGCCATTGCTTTTTTTGCATCTGAGCTTTGTGCTAAAACAGTCGTCATTATGTTATTAGATTTAACCATTTCATTTCTAAAGTTTTCAGTAGCAGCCTGAACTCCGACTGTATTTTTACTATTTTCTACCAATAATAAAGGTAACCATGCGATAGAACACCCCCATTCTTGTACATCCAACCCGGTTTGAGGATGCTTACCTTGGAGCATGTTGTACCAAAGACATCTATGTTTAATACATTTTTTTTTTAAAAGAGGACAATAACCATCAGGGTCAAATATGGGCATTAATCTTTTGCAGCAATAATAACGTTTGCATATTTTACGTTAGCCGCAGGAATAGTTACGTCTGCTGTAGCACTTGTAAGTGAACCAGTAAATGGGTGAGTGTGCGATCCACCACCACCTGCTGAACCTGTATTCGATGGAGTAGCTGTTGCCTGAGTAGCAGGATTGTCAAAGCTACCAAAAGTTTGTGGATTAGCGGCTGTAACAGGGTGCGTATGTGAGGCAAGTTCTGGAGTTGATAAGGTGTGAGCTCCAACTGTTCCTGAAACACTTCCTGAAACAGGTTGACCTGGAGCTGATTTGTTTGTTGTTGCTAAAAAAGATGAAAAGTAAGCAGTAGAGCCACCTGTTCCACCACCTGATCCAGTAACAACTGACATTACTGCTTCATTCAAAGCAGCGGTTGTATCTTTACTCCAACCCGTTGGTGCAGAGGCTTGATAAAATACTTGTTTAGTACCAGATGGAAATGGATCTACACCAGTTAGATTTGCTCCACTACCAAGAAATGTGGTTGCAGTTACAGCACCATTACCTCTAAGAATAATTTCTCCTGAATCACCAGCAGTAACATCTCCTTTAAAAGTTGTAGCTCCTAGTTTGTCAACAGCATTATACATTTTGTAGTTAGCAGTACCGTCATTATAAACATGTGAGTATGCTCCCTGTGCTATGGCAATACCATTAGCGGCGTGACCAGTGGCTGCAATAGTTAAAGTGTGTGAACCTGTTGTGTTGTTAAAAAATACATATTCACCCTCCACGGCAGGAACAAAAACTGTAATACTTCCTGTTAAAGCACCAGTTAACTCAACAACTTTATTAGCTGCTTCGGCAGAGGGATCTGCATTACCTGTTGTAAGAGTAATATTTGCTGAACCAGCAACAGATTTAGCTATATAACCTGCTCCGAATGCATCTAAAACATCTAAATTATTATTAGTATTTGTACCCCAGGTATTGGCGTTAGCGCCAGTAGCCATTTTTTCTAATTTATAATTACTTGAGTATGTACTTGCCATGTTTAAACCTGTTTAAAATATATTACTTTTCTATTTAAAAACAATATTATTTTGTATAAATTTCATCGCCCAATACTAATACATCTGCCAAGGACCCTTTGAAAGTAGATTTAGCGTCATTTAAACTCCCTACTATGGGTGCACCGGGAAGGTTAAAACTTGTATTAATAAGCATTGGTAAACCTGTTAGCTTTTGAAAATTTTCTAAAAGTGTGTAAAATACTGTATGACTAGCAGGCACTGTCTGTATTCTACAAGTGCCATCAAAATGAGTGATAGATTTTAATAGATCTTTTTGCA